GTCAAAGTGTAATTGGTGGTGACGGTCTGTCCATTTTCATTGAAAATTCGATCCGAGCCTCCCCCAGTTGCCCCACCGCCGATGGCGCCCCATGCTGTGCCGTTGTATCCCTCAAACTGCGTAAGCGTGGTGTTGAAGCGGATCATGCCCGAATTGGGCGACCCGGAGCGTTCTGCAGTCGTACCAGTAGGCAGATCCAGTTGGCCGGTGCCGCTCAGCAGCACATCACCTGCAAATGTCGCGGTGCCGGTGAAGCTGGGCGATGCGGTTGGGGCAAGACCGAGGTTCGCTGTTGCCAGCGTGCCGACCGTCACCCAAGCGGAGTTGGCGGCGTTGCGGACCTTCAGCAGGCCGGTGTTGGTGTCCGCCCACCACTGATAGGCGTAGGTGGTGCTGGGTTCGCTGGTGCCGCTGTTGTTGGTCGCAACTGCACTCAGCGCATTGTTCAGGTCTGAGCGGAAACTCGCGCCCGACTGGTTGGCAATGATGTAATCGTGCTGCGCCAAGGCTTAGACCTCCCTGCCGTAACCAACGGCCACATAGGTAAAGGAGCGGGACACGGCAGTGCCGGCACTGTTCTTGAATGTTACTTGGAAACCAGTTCTGGTGATACTGGTGAGTTCCATAAAGTCACCCGTTGCCAAGTTGGACGGACTAATCGCCACCGCTGGCGCTTGGTAAAAGGCATTGGCAAAGGTGGCAGTGTAAGTACCAGCGCCGCTGCTGAGGCTGGCGGATTGCTCCGTGTGCTGCTGCAGTTCCATCACGGCGCCCAACTCGTCGATCACGATGTTGACGCTGGTATCAGTTGAGGTAGCCAAGGTCTTGAACTGGAAGCCGCGCCCACGCTGTACACCATTGACCAGTTCGTTCCAGTTGCCCCAGGTCGGGGTGCCGCTGGGGTTGTCGTCAGTGCTGCGAACGTAGAGCTTGGCATCCACCTTGTCGAGGTTGTCCTCATCAATGGACGCCCACAGGTCGATGTCCTCAAACTTGTCGTCCCAGAGCGCGGAGGGCAAATAGGGGCGGGTGACAAAACGGCGTTGCAGATTCACGTCGTAGCGGGCGCCCATGTCGAAGGTGCTGCCGAACTCATATTCGCCCTCGGCCACCACACCGCCGACACCATCAATCGACGGCAGCGCGTCCCAGTCACCGTCAACCGCCATGTCGTCCACGGCATCACCAGCGTCGAGGATCAGGCCATCCAGCTCGCTGGAATAAAACATGTTGGTGGCGTTGCCCTGGAACGGTGGCGTGGTGGTGTCCTCCGAGTAGGTGGTGACGGATAGCCGTGGGAACACAGCCGGCAGATCGACCACAACAGTCGCGGCGTTCACCGAGCGGTTGTCGTCAACGTCTGCAAACTTCAGCAGGTAGGTGCCCTCCAGTAGTGCCACGCGGCGTTCGGTGGAGTTGCCGGATACGGAATCCACGATGCTTTGCGACTCCTCCCATACCGCACCAGATAAAACGCTGGAGTGACGGATCAGCACATTGCCGCCCAGCACCACGTCAAGGTCAGCACTCAGGTTCCAGCGCAACAGGGCTGTGCCGTCGTCGGCAGGCAGAATTGTGAGGCCGGTGACATCGGCAGGCGGTATTGACCTGCCCGAGGAAGACAGCGTGAGCCTGCTGACGCCGGTTTGTTGCAATGCGGCGTTGAGGGTCCAAACCTCGATTTCGTAGATCGCTACACGGGCGTCGAGGATTTCGTAGCTGGTACCCTTGGCAACGATCTGTTCAAACCAATTGTCGTCATCAGCGCGATAGCGAACCTTGTAACCGCTGGATCCGGTGACGCTTTCCCAGTTCAGGACGATCTTGACGCGAGCCTGACCGTTCAGGTTGTAAAGCTGCAGTGTATGGGTGAGGTTTGCTGGACCTGGATATTTGATGTTTAGGTCGGTGATGTCACGGACTTGCAGTTCTTCGCCGTCTTCGACGTAGGCATATTTGCTGCTGTTGTAGGCCAGTGCCGTGATGCCAAACGTGCCATCGCCGCCATCGGTGACAGCAAGGACGCGCCAGGTGCTGGTTTGAATTGCGGTGTTCTGGGCAATCCAAATGCTGTTGGCTGCAGGTGCCTCGCTGAACGCGGGGTCTACGGTGATGGTGCTGCCGGATACTGCGGTGATGGGGCGCGACTCCATCCGACCGTCGGGCAGGATTACTGCCAGCGTTGGCGTGTTGGCGGTGGGAATGTTGCTGGCGCTGGCGTTGTCCACTGTGACAGTGGTGGTTGTTGCGCTGCTAATGCGTCCGCCACGACGGCTGCCAGCTCGCATCGGATCAGCCACTTCGATGATTTGCCCTGGGCGGCAGATCGTGCCAGCGTCAATCGAGGTAGCAAATGTGATCGTCTCGGCTTCGTATTGGTTGCTGTAGATCAGCCACTTGGCTAGGCGACGCGCTTGACCACGAGAGGTACAGGCAAATGCGGTGATCTCCGTGCTGTTGAAGCCGTACTTGGCGATCAGGTTTACATCTTCAACAATTTCAAACGCTGTATCGCGGGTGCCCATGTCAAAGTAGGACACCGTGACGCTATTGAAGCGGGTGCTTACGTCTGAGGTGCTGTAACCGAACTCGCCGTTGATAACGTTGCTTTGGTTGAACTGGTATGTCGCATCCTGTGGACTGTCCTGCGCGATCGTCAGCGCACCAGTGTTCCAGAACGGCATAGATCGGAACACCGAGCACAGCTCATTGATGAGGTTGTATGCCTGATCCAGTGTCTGGATGTTGACGTTGCACTGGAAACGCGGCTCCTGCCCGCCAAAGCCATCATCGACTAATTCGTTTGCGTAGATGGAAGCCTGATAGAAACTCCACTTATCGATTTGTGCGGCGTCAATGTGCTGGCCAAATCCCCAGCGAGTGTTGGTGAGCAGGGCGTACAGGCACCAGGCGGGATCGGCACACCACTGAGCAGCGCCGAAAGTTCCATTCCAGACACCGGCATAGGTGACGCGCCCTGTGGCAATGTCAACCGTGGCGTTGCTGGGGAGCTGAATCTTGAGGCCGCGAATCCGATATGAACGGCTAGGGATGCTGCTGAACTGTTCGGCAGAAATGCGGATGGCGGTGTAGGCGCTATTTGGGTAGCGCATCTTCCGCGAAACGATTTGCGTATAACTTGCCCAGTTGAAAAGGTTGGCCAGTTTGCTGCTGGTGCTGTCTTTGGTAACACGCACCACGCGAACATCAATCGGGAAAACGCGGCCTACCAGGCTGATTTCATAATCGCGCTGGAATAGATCGCCCGTGCGTCCTTTGATGGTGTCGTCAATGATCGCGGCAAACGCACCACCGTTCTCGGCTATTTGAACTTGAAGCCGCACAGATGTGCCAATAATGTCGCCTTGATCCGTAAATTGTTGAAGCGCAGGCAGTGAAATTGTGACGCGGACTGTATCAGTATCTGCGTCGGTAATTGTGCGCGTGATTGGTGTATCTTTTTGAACTTCTACGCCAACGGACACCTCGGTTTCAACGCGATCAAAACCTGTTACAGGGTCTTGGTCGTTGGTGCCGTAGCGGTTGCTGATTTGGAAATCGGTGAAGTTATAGTCCGTGTCCTTAATGTCGGTAACATCGGCTGACTCCCGCAGGATTGGGGTGTCGTTAGCAAAGACATCTTTAAGCAGCGCCTTGTTCCAGTTGGCGCTATCGCGTGCGTAACCAGCTTTTGATGGTGTTGCAAAACCTTCTATCTCACCTTCACACAAAAGGTCGATGATGTTTGCATAGGCTGTTGAGTCGAGGCTGTCCTTGGCTTCTGTTGGCGTATTTACAGAAGCGCCACCGCCTCCTCCACCGCCGCCGCCCTTGCCGCCGCCGCCGCCGCCACCACCAGCACCTGCAATGTATGCCATCAGACCTTCACCTGTGCAACATCAATGCCGGCACTTACGGTAATTGAACCGCAAATAACCTCACCAAAAATGATGGGAACTGGTACACCTTGGCGGCTCGTATTTTGCACGCCGTTGAAGCTGTAACTTTCGCGGGGATCTGAGCTGCCGCTGGTGCCGCCAACAGAATTAACAGATGCGGTCGAGGGCGTTGGGGCGATCATCTGCGCGACGCCGCCAAGCACCAAGGCCGCCCCCATAAAACCAATCGCAGATGCAAAGCCGCCACCAACTAGGCCAAGGCTCACTGCAGCGCCAGCGCCGGTTGCACCACCCAAGCCAGCACCCAAACCAAGAAAGCCGCCTGCCGCTGGTCCCAAAACAATCGCAGCAGCGATCAACCCGATCCCTGCCAATATTGAGCCAGTTCCGCCACCACCCGCGCCACCAACCACCGGCACGATCTTGATCACCTGCTGACCGGCTGGGTTGTGGATCTCATCCAGCCTTAACGACCAATCACCCACCAGCACCTTGTAGTGTTGATCCGCCATGTGCTGTTCCAAGCCGGGGAAGTTTGCCAGCAGAAAACGGACTGCCTCGGCGGCGTTGCTGACGGCTGCCTGGAAACTGCGTTGGCCGACGAACTTGGCGAGCTTGCCGTAGAGCTTAATCTCTCGAAGCATGGCGCAGCCTCCTCCCTGTGCATTGTAAAAGCCATTCCCCATACAAGTCACGACTTGAGAGCCGTCCCCTGAGATGGTGCAGGATCATTTGGTTGCCGATGTAGACGCCGACGTGGTTGAGGCCGCGATCAGCAATCGACATCAGCACCGCATCCCCCACCTGCAGCTCCTCATCAGCACGCAATTCGCGGAAGCCAGCCTCTGCCCAGCAGTCATCAAACATCGGCGCCTGTACAAATTCAAGTGGATTTAGCGGACGCTCCCAGTCCTTCAGCTCCAAATCCCATTCCTCCTTGTACCAGTCGCGCACCAGGGTCCAGCAATCTGTAATTGACCACACCCATTGCCGTCCGATCAGTGGTGCC